TAAAGTTGCCTTTGCGTTCACGTGGATTAGCACGTACAATTTCAAAGACCTTACTTTATGCGGGTGCGATCGTTTGCGTTTTCTTCCTTGAAAAATACGTTCTCGAAGATTTAATAGGCTTGTTCATAAAAGTTGATTTAGTATTAACCAAGGCATTTACGTTTTACTGCGTTTTCACGGAGTTAAAAAGCATAAATGAAAGTTACTTCGACGTAACGAAAAAAGACGTTCTAAAATCGTTTAAGGAGTTTATAACGGCAAAAAAACAGGAGTGGGATGAGTTCAAGTAAACTAGACATTCAAAAAATAGTACAAAAGCGTTTATCGAAAGGGCAATTTTTCGAAGAACCGAGCGACAAGACACAAATTTATTTACACCATACCGCAGGGAATGGAAACGCGGAAGGGGTTGCACGTTTTTGGAATAGCAACGAATCTCAAATAGCCACCGCCTTTGTAATAGGAGAAAACGGAACGATAGTACAATGTTTTTCTAGTAAGCATTGGGGTTGGCACTTGGGTATTGATTCCGAAGATTTTGCGCGTATGGGTTCTAAATATAAGAACTTAAATAAATTAAGCGTAGGTATAGAAGTTTGTAACTGGGGAATGCTCAAAGAAAAAGACGGGAAGTTTTATAACTATGTTGGCGGGGTTGTTAATCCGTCTTACGTTACCACGTTGGAAGAACCTTATAAGGGTTACAAGCATTGGTATAGATACACGGACGCTCAAATAGAATCAACGCGCCAACTCGTAGAATATCTTTGCGAAACTTACAACATACCTAAAGAATATCGAAAAGAAATTTGGAGTTTAGATAAAGCAGCCTTTGACGGAGAAAAAGGAATCTTTACGCATAACTCAGTAAGAAAAGATAAAGCGGATATTTACCCGTGTCCGAGAATGATTAAAATGCTTGAGAATTTATGAAATACCTAATAGCCATTTTAAGCGTTTTAACGCTACTTTCGTGTTCAAGTGAACGCAAAGCACAATATCACTACCGAAAAGCGCTTAAACACGGCTTAAAGGTGGTTAACGATAGCGACACAATCCGGATAACTACTTTAGATTCGTTTCCAGTAATTAAAAATGATACTATCGTTTGGGAAAAGTTTATAACAACTAAAGACACGATCGTAAATTTTAAGAACGTTTACGTGCCTAAAACCAAGTGGCAAACACGAATCGAATATAAAGAACGAGTTAAGACCTTACGAATAGAAGGTAAAACAAAATGGAAGACCGCGAAAGCCGTTCAAGTGGTTAAATATCGAACTTCGTGGTGGTTGGTTTTGATTGCTTTTGTACTCGGATTCGTTCTTAAATTAATCTTGAATTCTACTTTGATTTCGCGAATTCGATTATTCTTCCGATATTTCGGGCAAATATAACGTTATGAATTTAATTAAACACGGACGTAACGTCCACGAACTGCAACTTGACGGTAAGCAAGTTCACGTAGCTATGCTTTCGGATTTACACTGGGATAACCCTAAATGCGATAGAAAATTACTTGCTAAACACTTGGACTTTTGTAAGGAGAATAATATACCCGTAATTATAAACGGGGACTTCTTTTGCTTAATGCAGGGACGCGGAGATAATCGCCGCAACAAATCGGACATTAGACAAGAACATAACAACGCGCGTTATTTAGATTCGATCGTTGAAACGGCTTCGGAATGGTTTAAGCCTTACGCGGACGTTATAAAAGTAATCGGATACGGAAACCACGAAACTGGAATAATAAAATACCAAGAAACGGACTTACTACAGCGCTTTGTTGACTTATTAAACTATAAATCCGGTTCGAATGTTCAAACGGGCGGTTATGGCGGTTGGGTAATTATTCGACAAATTTTTCACGGGAACGCTCAAATAACAACCAAAGTTAAGTATTACCACGGAAGTGGTGGTGGTGGAGTAGTTACCAAAGGCGCGTTAAATCTTACACGAGCTCTTGAAATGTACGAGGACTTTGACGTTTTCACTATGGGACACATTCACGAAAATAGTTCGCGTAACGATGTTAGGGAAACGATTAAGCATAACGCGAAAATGGGTTATTCAATCAAACAAAAGCAACTTCATTTAATGTTAACGGGTACTTACAAAGAAGAATACGGCGAAGGCGCATACGGTTGGCACGTTGAACGTGGCGCACCACCAAAGCCACTTGGCGGACGAATTCTTAAAATCGAATGCAAAGAAGTTGATAAATTAATAGTTAAGAATATAGATTCTTTCAAGTTTCCGTTGTAAGTTTGCTTATAGCGTTTTTAATTAGGGGGTAGCAATACCCCTTTTTTCGTTTATAGGCTTATTTTAATAGGCTTTTTGTAAGTTTATACGCTTATTCCTTATTTAGAATCATTATAAATTATTGAAAAGTGAAAAAAAATTGTTAAAAAGTTTGGTGGATTGAAACCTTTGCTTTATATTTGCATATAATTAAAAACGAAACAATATGAAAACAGTAGAACACAATTTAGAAGTAGGAAGTAAACTTTATTGGTATGATTGTCCTGAAACACTTGCAGGTATAGTTGTAAGATTTACAAACAAAAGAGATGTAATAATAAATTTTGTTAGTGGTAAAGAAATTGGGGAAAAAAAATACTCAATAAAAATGGCAAAAGGATTTATAATTAAATAATCAAAACGGGGGGTGCGCATCCGTAACGCACATTAATTAAAAACGCTATGGAAAAACAAGAAATTTTAGACACGATTTTAGCTTACGAGCAGGAGTTAAAATTTAATTACGAAGAATGCCGAGACGCATTCGGACACTTAGATAATGACACTCAAAGGGCTTGGAAGGAATTGAACACAATGCAAGAATTATTAACACGCTTAAACTTAAAAAATGAAACGATTTAGAGAATTTTACAACGAATTAGACAACGAAGCAAAATTATTGCTTATCGCGATACGCGATTTCTTCTTAGTATTCGGAACGCTTTTTATTTCACTTTTATTAATTGCTTATTTTATAATCTTATGAGAATAGAAACACACTACCCGTTAGCTTACTTTTACGCAGATACCTTTGAAGGCGAATGTACGTTCGAATTATCTGTAGACGAAGACAACGACTTAATCGTAACAATTTTAACAGCGGTGGCTTACCGCTCGGATTTGGAAATAGAATTAGAACACTTATTAACCGAATACGACTTGCAGTTGATCGCAACGGAAATTTACAACGACTTGTTAAACTCGGATTTACACGAAGAGTTTATACAAGCAGATTATAACACTAAATTACAAAACGCTTATGACAACGGAAAGAACTCAAGACGGGACTATTGATTTAATCGACCAAGTTCGTTGGTGGGTAAGTGGCGGGGGATACATACATAAAAACGGACACTTCGATTTCAACCACTATTGTAACATTATAAAAATAAAAAATGAAAAAATACGCTATAACACATTACTATCAGGAAACCCCGAAATCCAAACGCAAACGAACAACAACGATAGTTCAAGCCTACGATACTAACCACGCGATATTAGTTTTGGATATTTGGAAACCTTTAATAATTAAAATTACAACGCTATGACAACGCAAGAAAAAGCACAAGAATTATTTAACAAGTTCGCAGATATAGAACACTTAGGAGTTTACGGAAATTATAACGGTACTTGGGAATGGAGTTCGTCTTTATGGAGGCAACAAGCTAAAGAAGCCGCAGTAATTGCAGTTGATGAAATCTTAAACAATAAAGAACTATTAAACCACTTGGATTTAGAATGGTGGAACGAAGTTAAACACGAAATAAATAAATTATAATGCAATTAAAAAATAAATTTACCACGCTAATCGAAGACAACGACTTACGCAAACGTAGCCGAAAACGGAAGTACGTTAACCAACGGGGATACCTAATTAAATTAATGCGCCAGTATGGATTCTCCTATATTGAAATCGGAGAAATGTTAGGACTTAACCACGCGACCTGCATACACGCTTTTAATAACGCTAATTTGTGGGAATCTATAAACGACCGACACTTCTTTAACGACACGGAACACCTACGAGCTCAAATGAATAATTACAAAATAACACGATCCTTAAACGATTTGTATTTAGATGTTAAAAGCGCGGGTGGATTAAAAGATTTGGAAAACATTCAGGAACGAATGCGAAGGGGAGAATACCAAATTAATTTTAACTACGAAGAACATAATTTGAATTAATTAGTTATATTTGCATATGGTTCGCCTTCCACATTATAGAACCTAAAAGAAATTATTAACCCTTGTAATGAAGTCGAAGTGGAAGCCGACGGAGTTGCAGGGGTTTTTTATTGCTTAAATTTAGATAAATGGCTAAAGACAAAAAAGGTTTTATCTTGTATTGCGACCTTCAATACACGATAAACAAACTAACCGACGAACAAGCGGGTAAATTGTTCAAACATATTCTTCGTTACGTTAACGACGAAAACCCAGTAGCAGAAGATTTAATAACGGAAATTGCTTTCGAGCCTATTAAACAACAACTTAAACGCGACCTTGTAAAGTTCGAAGATACCAAAGTAAAGCGAAGCGAAGCAGGTAAAGCAGGTGCTAACAAAAGGTGGCAAACGGAAGCAAAAGATAGCAAACGCATACAAACGATAGCAAAAATAGCTGATAAAGATAATGTTAAAGTAAAAGAGAAAGTAAATATATATAGGCGCTTCGCTCATTTATCTATAACTCAAGACGAATTCGAAAAGTTAAAAGAACAATACACCGAAGAACAAATAAACGACACGTTAGACCAAATCGAAAACTACGCTAAAAATAAAGCCTATAAAAGTTTATATTTGACGGCTAAAAAATGGTTGGATAAAAACAACCCGAAACCAAAAGACGAACCATTTAAATTTGCGTGGCAATGAAAGGATTTAAGATAACAAAAGCACACGAAGTAATAGATGACCTATTTAGGTATAGAAACAACTACCACGAAAAAGGTAAATACCTTGGCTTCGAAGGAATGGACGAGTACTATTCAATGAGTTTAGGAAATTGCACGGATTGGACGGGGTTTCCGATGAGCGGTAAAACGCAAGTTCTTATGGAATGCTTAATGAATACGAGCCGTTTTTATGGTTGGAAACATTTAGTGTATTTTCCGGACGTTGGTTCGAACGTGGAAATTATAGCGGATTTAATCAACAAGAAAACTGGCAAAAGTTTCAACCCAAGTAATTACAATGTAATTACGGACGATGAAATTTTACAAGCTATCGAATGGATAACGCACCATTTTAAGGTACTAACGCGCGACGATATTAAAGCGAAAATGACACCTATTGAATTTTGGGATTACGCGGTTCAACTAAAAAAAGACGAAGGACTTGAAACCGCTTCGATAGATTCTTGGAAGGACTTAAACCACCCTTACAACGATTACGGGGGTTACGCTCAATACTTGGAGTTCGTTCTTCCGTATCGTAACCAAATAGCCGAAGACAACGACTTGCATTTACATACAATTATTCATCCGAAGCTAACGGAAAAGGAAAACGGAAAACGAAACGCTCCAGTTCCTTACGACTTAAAGGGAGGTTCGGAATGGTTTAATTCTGGAAAATGTATGGTAACGGTACACCGAGAGGATCCAACTTACTACAAAGCGGAATTGTACTTTAACAAGATTAAACCACGTTCAAACGGGAAAATAGGAAAACACGAAATTTTTTTTGATAAAGAAAAATTGGTTTACTTTGAACAGGAACAACACGGGAACACATTAATTAAGAAATACGCTAAAGCAAAATAATGGACGATTTCACAACACTACGAGCGCAGGTTTTACTTTCGCACACTTACCTAAAGATTCAAGGAAGTTTGAACGAAATAAAAGCGAAGAATCCTAACCGAACTGATTTAATAGATTCAATGGAAGAAACGTTAGAACATTTACAAGAATGTAAAATTTATTGGAATCAACTCGAGCAGGAATATCGAGCGTTGCGCCAAAATGCTTACCGATTAGAATTAGTTAACTTGGACTTAAACACGGAAAATAAGCGTTTAGAAGCCATAAATAAAGCCTTAAATTACGAGTAATGAGTATTAAAGATAAATATATAGTTAAGCCTATTGATTCTTTTATTTGTAAAGAATGGCTATTAAAAAAACACTATTTAAAAAGATTGGTTTGTTTTACTTATTCATTTGGATTATTTGATAATGATATTTTAGTAGGTATTGTAACTTTTGGTAACGCAGTTCCTTTGACTATGAAAAAATCTTTATTTGGCGAAAAATATATGCATTTAGTATATGAATTAAATCGACTATGTACAAATGATGATTTAGATAAAAATGCAAATAGTTATTTTGTTTCTCAAGCATTTAAATTATTACCAAAACCAATGATTATTGTAAGTTATTCGGATAAATCAGTAGGTCATAATGGATATATATACCAAGCAACTAATTTTTTATTTACGGGGGAAAGCCATACTCAATTAGATTGGAAATTAAAAGGAAAAGAACACTTGCATTCTCGAACTTTAATGGATGAATTTGCTTTTCAAAAAGATAGAATAAATAAACTAAAAGAAAAATATGGTGAAAATTTATATCAAGTTAAACGCGAACCAAAATATAGATATGTATATATTTTAGCAGATAAAAAAACACGTAAAGAAATAATGAATAACAAAAAATTTAACATAGAACCATATCCTAAAGGAGATAATATAAGATATGATGCTAATTATAAACCATTGATACAAACACAACTTTTTTAAAATGAAGTGTAAGAATTGTAAAACTGAATTTACTCCCGTTCGATTTAATCAAAAGTTTTGTTTTAATACTGATTGCGTTCGTGTTTGGGTAGAACTTGAAAAGGAAAAACAATGGAAGAAGAAGAAAAAGGTATTAAAAGACGAACTCCAAACCGTTCAGGAACTAACTAAACTGGCGCAAGTGGTATTTAACAAGTACATAAGGCTACGAGACAAGGATAAACCTTGCGTAAGTTGCGATAAGCCGTTAGGGAGTAAATATGACGCAGGGCATTATTTTAGTAGTGGCGGACACAAAGCCGTTACTTTTGACGAAGATAACGTAAACGGACAATGCGTTACGTGTAACCAACACAAACACGGAAACTTATTGAACTACCAAATAGGAATTCAACAAAGAATAGGCGCGGATCGTTTAATAGAGCTTAACAAAAAAGCACACGAAACACGAAAATACACACGCGAAGAACTGAAAGAAATAATAGAAACATACAAACAAAAAATTAAAACGCTATGAACGAATCTATCTTATTTAATTACCTAAAAGAAAACTATTTTCCCGACTTGGAACGAAGCACGGGACGTTATGACAAATGGGATTGTTATTCTCCGAGTACAAAAACACGAATTGAACTTAAATGTAGAAGAAAACATTACTCGAATTTAATTCTCGAAAAAATAAAGTACGTTGATATGGTTAAACGCTACGTAGAAGAAGACGAAAAGCCAGTTTACATAAATTCAACTCCGAACGGAATATATGCGTTCGATTTACGTAACATAAAACCAAATTGGATAACCGACAACCGTATGCCACAAACAACGGACTTCGAAAATATAGCGCCTATCGAAAAGACGTACACCCTGCTAAATATCGAACAAGGAAAAAAAATATAAAAAAAAAATTGAAAAAAGTTTGCAGATTAAAAAATAGTATTTATATTTGTGTATAATTAAAAACGAAAACGCTATGAAAACATTAAATTTTAACCGCGCTGAATGGTATCGATTTGAAACACTTTGTAAATTATTTGGATTTAAGGTTGAAACCGACGCAACTTATAACTATTCAAATTTAGTTGAAACCGAATATTATTATTTAAGAATAATAAAAAATGGCAGCGTGGTATGTATCGCAAATCTTATTGATTAATAAAAAAACAAGGGGTGCGACTTGGTTAACGCACGTTTTAATTTATACGCTATGAAAAATTTATTTAAGTCGTTGGCAGCCTTCCAACAAGAAGTACCCGTAATTCACAAAGGTACGCAAGGCTATGGGTATTCTTACGCAGATTTACCGAAGATTTTCGAAGTAGTTAATCCGCTTCTAAAAAAACACGGGTTAGGCTTTACGCAGTTACTCGACACTAAAGAAGGAATCGACTACATTTGTACGGTTATTTTTCACGTTGAAAGTGGCGAAATGTTAGAATCAAAGGTAGCTATTCCGCAAGTCGAATTAAAAGGAATGAACGATTACCAAAGTTTTGGAAGTGGTGTTACTTACTTTCGTAGATACGCTTTGAGTTCCGCGCTCGGATTAGTTACGGACAAAGATACCGACGCTTCTGGCGAACAAGTAAAGAAGAAACCTACTATAGATAACAAACGATTAAGTAAGGCTTTAGAAATGATCGCCGAAGGGAAATACACCAAGGAAGAACTAATCGAAAAGTTTGAATTAACGGAAGGTCAAACCAAATTACTTGAAAATATATGAAAGTCCGATGTTCTCAAATTGGCAAGATAATGACTAACCCCCGCAAGTCGGGGGAAGTCCTATCGCAAACAGCTAAGTCCTACGTGGAAGAAGTCGTATTAAAAGAAAAATACGGAATCCGAAAGGAGTTTAGTTCACGTTACACGGACAAGGGAAATGAAGTCGAAGAAGAATCGATTGCGCTAGTTAACGACGTGTTGAATTTTAAGTTTATTTACAAGAACGACGAAAATTTTACAAACGATTGGATAACTGGAACTCCCGACGTAAACACGGACGAAGTATTAATAGACGTTAAAAGTTCTTGGGACGCTTCAACGTTTCCGTGGTTCGAAACGGAGTTACCTAACAAAGATTATTATTACCAACTTCAAGGGTATATGTGGCTAACGGGTAAACAAGAATCTATTTTGGCTTATTGCCTTATAGATACTCCAAATGAAATGGTAGAAGACGAAATAAGACGCGCTCACTGGAAATTCCATTTAATAGACGAATCGCAGGAACTACGCGAAGAAGTCGAAGCAAAGCATAAGTTTAGCCACATTCCAAAGAATCGCAGGGTTAAGTATTGGTTCGTACAAAAAGACGAACAAGTAATTGAGCAGATTAAAGAACGTGTAGAACTATGTAGAGAATACTATAACTTATTAATGCAAACCTTATGAACATAACACACGACCAAGAACCAGTTAAACACGAAGACACTATTTTAATTTCCGTAATGACTAAATACCACGAACGAAGTAAACGAGGGA